GGAAAAAGCCGCCTTGTCGCCTATCGGGTTGCTTGGCGGATTACCCGTCAACCGTGGGTTCGTATTCTCTATATTTCGGCAACGGCAAACCTCGCTGAAAAGCAACTCGGGTTTGTCAAGGAGATTCTGACGTCCCCTATTTACCGGAAGTACTGGCCTGAGATGGTCAACCAACGGGAGGGAGACCGCGCTAAGTGGACCAACACGGAGATCTCCGTGGACCACCCAAGCCGCAAAGAAGAGGCTGTCCGCGACCCCACGGTCTTTACCGGCGGGCTTACGACGTCTCTTACCGGTCTTCACTGTGACGTGGCCGTCCTCGATGACGTTGTTGTCCCCGAAAACGCCTACACAGAAGAGGGGCGCTCCAAGGTCCGTTCTCAGTACTCGATGCTGAGCTCCATTGAGGGCGCTGACGGAGAGGAGTGGGCTGTGGGTACTCGATACCACCCCCGTGATCTTTACTCTGAAATGCTCAGCATGAAAGAAACGATTTACAACGACATCGGAGATGAGATTGACGAAGAACCTATCTACGAAATCTTTGAAAGAGTCGTAGAAGATAACGGCGACGGAACCGGACAATTCCTGTGGCCCCGTCAACAGCGATCCGACGGAATGTGGTTCGGTTTTGACGCTAAGATTCTTTCAAAGAAGCGTGGTAAGTACCTTGACCGAACCCAGTTTCGAGCTCAGTATTACAACGACCCCAACGACCCGGGGGAAATGAATATTGATAGGTCAAACTTCCAGTACTACGATAAAAAGATGCTCACACAAGTTGGTGGGTCTTGGTACATGGGCTCTCGAAAGCTCAACACCTACGCTTCGGTCGACTTTGCGTACAGTCTTAAAAATCGAGCCGACTACACAGCAATCGTTGTAATCGGTGTTGATCGGGATAATAACGTGTACGTCCTAGACATTGACCGTTTTAAGACGGTTAAAATCTCTGAGTACTTTGATCACATCCTTGCGATGTACCAACGTTGGTCGTTCCGGAAGTTGGCGGCTGAAGTCACCGCGGCTCAAAAGACAATCGTTCAAGACCTCAAGGACAACTATTTCCGTCCCCAAGGTTTGTTTTTGTCTGTTGAGGAAATATCCCCGACCCGCCACCAAGGCTCTAAAGAAGAGCGTATGGCGGCCATTCTTGAGCCTCGCTATGACAACCAGTCGGTGTGGCACTACAAGGGCGGCCATTGTCAAACGCTCGAAGATGAGCTCGTCCTTACCCATCCTCCGCACGATGACTGCATGGATGCCCTGGCCACTTGCATCTCCATTGCAGTCGCCCCCACCGGAGTGCTTAGTCGAGACCGTTCTAAAGACGTTGGTCGTTTGTCTATTCACCCTAGATTCGGAGGAATCGCTGCCTAATGGCCGGTAAAGCAATTGAGATTAAAGACATTATGAAGCCGGAGGGGTTGGCGACACAAATCGCCGATCAATACACCGAGTGGGAGATGTACCGAAATACGTGGGCCTCTCAAAAGAAAGAGATCCGCGAGTACATCTTTGCCACGGACACCTCTCACACGTCCAACGCGGGTCTTCCGTGGAAAAACTCCGTTCACATTCCCAAGCTGTGTAACATCCGCGATAACCTTCAAACAAGTTACATGGCGGCTATGTTCCCAAACGACCGTCCCATTAACTGGGAAGGGGACGATGAAGACGCTGACGCCCTTGATAAGCGTCGCGTTATTGAGTCGTACATGGAAAACAAGATGCGTCTTTCCAAGTTCCGTACGGTCATGGCCCAGTGCGTAAATGACTTTATTGATTACGGTAACGCGTTTGGGATGGTGGAGTTTGTTGCTGAGAAAACGGTTGACCCGGACACCCAAGAGGAAACCCCTGGTTACGTAGGCCCACGAGCTGTTCGTATCAGTCCTCTTGACATCGTATTCAACCCTATCGCCAGTCGGTTTGAAGACAGCCCTAAAATCATCCGGACCGTTAAGACGCTAGCAACTTTGGCAACTGAGATGGAGACGATGCCCGAACTCGGGTATTTTAAAGACGTTCTTGAAAAGATGAAGAACGTTCGCCACCATTTCAAATCAACGACGACCGGCGACTCGACAAAGAATGCACAGTTTCAAGTGGACGGGTTCAGCTCTTGGGACAACTACATGAACTCTAACTACGTGGAGATCCTTGATTTTTACGGAGACATGTACGATCCCGAGACCCAAGAGGTTTGGAAGAACTATTGTATTACGGTTGTAGACCGTTCCTACATTGTCCGTAAGCAAACCAACCCCTCGTGGCTCGGCTCAGCGCCCATTTTCCACGTGGGCTGGCGCTTGCGCCCGGATAACCTGTACGCCATGGGACCCCTCGACAACCTCGTCGGGATGCAATATCGGATTGACCACCTTGAAAACGCCAAGTCCGACGCCTTTGACCTGATTGTCCACCCTGTTATGAAGGTGGTTGGTATGGTCGAGGACTTCGAATATGGCCCGGGTGAGCGTATCTTTGTAGGGGATGACGGTGACGTTGTCTTTATGTCTCCCGATACAACGATGCTACAGGCCGATACGCAAATTATGATGTACGAGCAAAAGATGGAAGAAATGGCCGGCGCTCCTAAGCAAGCCATGGGCTTCCGCACTCCGGGTGAGAAAACCGCATACGAGGTACAAATCCTCGAAAACGGGTCTCAACGGGTGTTCCTCAACAAGACATCCTATTTTGAAGAGATGTTTATTGAACCCCTCCTCAACGCGATGCTTGAGGTGGCTCGTCGGAACATGGGCATTACGGATCTCATCCGTGTGGTGGATGACCAGTTCGGGGCGATCAACTTTATGAAGATCACCAAAGAGGACATCTCCGCTCGCGGTAAAATTCGTCCCATTGGTGCCCGTCATTTTGCCCGTAACGCCAACTTGATTCAGAACCTCACACAATTTAGTCAGTCGCCCCTCGGCCAAGACCCGGCCGTTTCGTCCCACATTTCGGGACTCAAGATGGCTAAACTAATCGAGGACCTGTTTGCAATCGAACGCTTTGATCTTGTCCAAGAAAACGTCCGTGTAATGGAACAAGCTAAGACACAACAGATCGTTAACTCGGCACAACAAGTAATTGCCGAACAGATGCAACCTCAGGGCGCTCCCGCGGCCCCACAAGGAATAATTCCGCCTAATGGCCAACCAGCCGTCTAAGCTAAAAACTCTATGGTTCCAAGACCTTCCAAGTAGTCAACAAGATCAATTCAAACAAAGTGTGCTTGGATCGAAAATAGTACTTGACAAACTGGGTAAAATAGTGTATAATATGTGTATAAGTGGGGAGAAGGTAAGTATTGACCAATACGATACAGCCTCATGGAGTCATCGGCAAGCCCACCAAAATGGGCGCAATGAAGCTCTCCGCGAAATCTTAGAACTTATTACGATTAACGGAGATCATTGACCAATGACCGGAATTTTTGGTGCTGACGACCAAGCCAGTAACCCGCTCGACGCCCTCGTGGGCGAAGGCAAAAAGTACGCCACTGTTGAAGACCTTGCAAAGTCTCGGGTAGCGGCGGACGAACACATTACTCGTATCGAACGGGAGAACGCAGAATACCGGGAAGGTATCGAGCGCAATATCCGCGAACAACAATCTCGACAGAACACGCCACCCGCCCAAGTTCAAGACCTGAACGTCCCGGCGCAACGTGCCCCTCAAGAAGATTTGGCTGAACGCATTCGCGAAGTAACGCGCCAAGACCGTGAGGCCGCTGAAACGACCTCAAACGTTACCGAAGTAACTGATCGTCTTACCTCTACCTTTGGTGGTGCCGAAGCGGCCAATGCGGCCGTAAAAGCAAAAGCCCAAGAGCTCGGGGTTTCGGTCCAGTTTCTTCAAGACGTCGCTTCAAAAAGCCCGAAAGCTTTCTATAAGCAGATGGACTTGGACGCACAACCTCGTCAAGCACCCGCCCCTCACAGTAACGTGAATACGGGTGCGCTTCATAACCAATCCGCTGGTACTCAGGCTAAAGCGGGAACCTACGCGTATTATCAAGATATTCGTCGGACCAATCCCAAACTTTACAGTACGCCTAAAGTCCAGCTTGAAATGCACAAGCAAGCTCTAGAAAATCCAAATTTCTACTAGCTTCGCGCCAAACTAAAGGAATTAAGATTTGGCCGGTATGACTTCTAGCAACACGTCCGCGCTTACTCGCTCGGAACTGTGGAGCAACGAACTTAAAGACGTCCTCGACGACGAACTGATGGCGGACGGTTTCGTCCGTTGGTTGGACAACTTTGGGGACGGCGACATGCTTACCATCCCCTCGATCGGCGAGCTTGATGCTACCGATTACGTCGAAGACCAAGCTGTTTCGTACAGCCCTCTCGACACGGGTGAATTCAACCTGACGATTAACCGCTACAAGCAAGCCGGTACGTACATTACGAACAAAGCTAAGCAGGACATCTACTACATGTCTGAGCTGGTTTCGACGTTTGTACCTAAGCAAGCGCGAGCTCTTAAGCGTCATCTTGAAGTTGACATTATGAACGCGGGCCAACCTGTCACGGGTAACCCGGCCGGTTCACAGATCGCGGGTAACCAAAACCTCCTCAACGGCGCTGCTCACCGCAAAGTCGGTGCTGCTACCCTGAACTCCAAGCGGGTTCTCGGCGTTGAAGATTTTGCTTACGCTCGTTTTGCTCTGAAGAAGGCTAATGTGCCGGATCGCAATCTGATTGCCCTGGTCGACCCTTCGACGGAATTCTACATGAACACCTTGGCCAATCTGGCTAACGTGTCCAACAACCCCCGCTGGGAAGGTATCATCGCTAACGGTATCGGCTCAGAAAACCACTTTGTGGCGAACATCTACGGCTTTGACGTTTACACGTCTAACTACCTTCCTCGGTCGGGTCAGAATCAATCGGGTGCGTCGGAAACGATTGCTACGGTTGCTTCCGGTGCCGGTGCGGTTGGTAACCTGTTCTTCTCGGCTGTAGAAGACCTCCGCCCTTGGGTTGGCGCTTGGCGTCAAATGCCTAAGGTCGACGGCGAGTACAACAAAGACTTCCAACGTGAAGAGTATGTGACTACCGCCCGCTACGGTGTTAAGCTGTATCGCCCTGAAAACCTCATCACGATCCTCAGTGATCCGACGGCTGTTGGTTAAGAAAGGACAATAGAATATGGCTTGGACTAACGCTGACGGCCTACAGGTTCGCTTTGCTTCTGATTGGAGCTCTGCGGCCCTTCGTAAGAACCGTCCCGGTACGCTCTCTACTCTGGGTGCGACCAAAGAAATCGAAATCGACGTTGTGTTTTCCGCTCTTACGGCCGGTGCCGTAG